ATAATTTTTGTGAGTTGGCCAATCTTCTTCTGCAATAGGAGTTTCATCATACCAACCAACACCTTGTCCAGCTAATGTACTGTCCAATAGAGGCACTAGATTATAGCTTCTACCTGAAGCAATACCTGTTAAAGATAATCTTCCTGCACTAGCTTGTTCTTTAGGTTTGTCGGCTGAGTTATAACTAACCCAGCTTGTCTTATATCGTGCCGCCATTATAGAGACCTTTCAGCTTCTTTCACTAACAAATACAAACTTGCACCTGGTGCCAATTTAGCACCCGTACCTTTACCAGCGTAACCACCTTGTGCTTGTAATGTTTTCCAATTGTTCATTACGTATTTCTGTACTGCTGGATTTTCTAAACCTTCTAGATCATCAAATTTTGAAAGATAGTTTAGTTCCCATTCAGTCCATTTTGATCCTGCTTGTGCATTTTTTAACAGTATGCCATTTACAACATCTTCTTGACCAAATTCATTGGCCGCTATGTTAAATGCACCACTGTCTACGAAGCCTGCTTTTTGTGTTATGCTTGAGTAAAATTTTCTAGTGTCTTCTTCTTTTTGCTCATAAGCCAACATTTCATCTCTCTTGTTTTTGAATGCATCAGGACTATCAACTAATTCTGAAATACTTTTCTGTATGTCTTTTATGTCAACATCATTTACATCTCTTTGTTTTTCAAAGTCTGGGATCTCTTTTATAATGTTTTCATTTGCAAATTCTTTTTTCCATGACCCGCCACCAACTGGTGCACCAGCGTCAATGTTTATGTTCCAACCTTTTGCAAACTTTTTACTTGTTTGCACTGGTACTTGTTTGTTTGGATCTATCTCAACAATCATAGGCATAACAGCAAATTCACCATTTACATTTTGTTCACCAGCCATACTAAATGTTTGTCCCGATGTACCCAAGTCAGCATCAGTGACACTTGATTTTAATATCAACTGTGAGCCTTCTCTGTCTAGTTCTAATGCGTTTGCAAATGCACTTTCACATTGTTCAAATGTCTGTGACTCATCACATAAGAAATTGTATTCAACTGGATTGCTTTTCATCAAGTTTACTTTTTCTATGCTCTTGTCAACATTGTTACCTTCGTACAAACTGTGTGGTACAATAATTGTTTTGCCTTCTGCGTATTCAATTGGTCTAAAAGATCTGTTGTACAGTTCATCTGCTTTTTTCATAGCGTTGTCAAAGTCTAGACCTTCGACCATTTGATAATTTGTTATTATTTCATAAAACTCAATTGCTTTTGCTTTGTCGCCAATTGAGTTAATGTTCATTTTTTCAATATGATCTGATAATTTTTTTGCGTTGTTTTGATCTTTGCTACCTTTACTGCCATCTTTTCTGCTGTCTAAAATAGTTTTGATTTCATCTTTTCTGATAATAGCTTCAAGCATCATTGATCTTTCAGCGTTGTCAGGTAGCTCTAATGCAATTTCAATTGCTGTGGCTCTTGTAGAAACGCCTTCTGCTTCAAGTATTTCTTGTACTATGTCAATGTTGTTATCAAGTTTTAGCGTTGTAAGTAAATTAATTGTGTCATTTACTTTGTTGATGTCATTACTTGCTAATGCACTAGTCAACGCTGATATCTCATTTTGATCAACAATAGGTATCATTTCTACAGGCACACCTAATTTGTTTGCGGCGTTGATTCTTCTTTTCTTCAATTCATCACCGTCAGTAAGTTCACTAATGTTATTGAAATCAATTATGCCATCTGTGCCTAAAACTTTGTAAGGATTTGCATTTCCAACAACTGCTTTTAATTTTTCATTTCTATCTTCTAATGTTTTGATAGAATCCATTAGTGCTAATTTTTTTATCTGGTCTTCTGGTTTAGTGTTGTCTAACAAGCCTTCTAAAATTTTGTATTGATCAATAGTGTCAGTCAATTCGTCCACACTCATTGTTTTGTGATTTTTTGTGTATGTTTGTGTAAGTTCAGCTTGTTTGTATAAGTTTAGATAACTTTCTAATGTTTCGTTGTCCCAAAAATTATCTTCAGCAATCTTGTACAAGTTTGGTAAAGGCATTGCCTCATTGATTGGTGTGTCATTTTCTAATGCGTTGTTTAATGTTTTTGTTACATTTGTTTGTGCAAGTGCAGACTCACTCTTTCTTGCTTCAACCATTTCTCTGAAATCACTTTTTAGATCACTAATGATCTCACTAAACAATCTTGGATCTAATGTTTCTGGTATCTTAAACTGTGGTAGACCTTTTTTGATCTCATCTTCGTATACAACTTTTAAATCTTTTAGATATGACTTGTATCCATCTTCTTCAAGTTCTTTGATAAATTCTTCTTTGCTGATGTTTGGTGTGTCTTCAAAACTTTTTTTGATTTCAGCTGTGATAACAGATTTGAAAAAACTATTTTGGAACTGTTCTAAAACTTGTATGTCAATTTTCTTATCAACATTGTACAGTTGATTTGTATGAAACATAAATTTAGCAACTAGTTCTTCAACATCATCATCACCTGCTAATATGCCTTCATGAATCTTGTTTGTAAGATCAACTAATCTATCTGTTTCAATTTTTAGATCTTCTGCTTCTTGTCTTAAAAAACTATTTGTGTTTATTTGTGTGTTAAATCTTCCTGCTTGTTTGTCAAAACCAGTACCTATTGCTTGTTGTAAACTTGCAGGTGTTTTCTTTAAAAAAGTTTCTCTTAACTTCAATGCTTCAGTGTTAAATTTTTCTGAGTCATACAAGTTGTTGTTTTTAAGTTCTGTTAGCTGTGTTTCATATTCTTGTTCTGTCTTTGCAATAAAACTTGAACTTGCACCTTTTTTGAATGCCGCACCTCTGATAGTGTTTGGTTTTGCCATTGCTTCATTGATGTCAACTGTGCCTTTGTCAACTGCTTGGTAACCTTCTTGTTGTCCTTCTTCAGCCGCTTTGATGTCTAGATGATCTTGTGCAAGTGAGTTGATTGATTTTAAGATGCTCACTGTACCATCTTTTAATTTAGGTGCTTTGAAACCTGATGATATTTTTCCTGATGTTTCGTATGTTGGTATTTTTTTCACAGCCATGATTTATCTCCTCGCAGTCTTGGCTGATCTTTTGATAGCCGCTTTTGTTACGTAGCCTTTTTTGCCTCTTTTGATTGGTTTCTTACCTGATGCTTTTCTTTTGTTTGCATAATAGTACAAACCTTTTTTTGCTACTCTTCCTGATTTTGTTCTATGATATCCTTTTTTCATATTATCCTCTCATTGCAAATCTTGTTCCAAAATCTAACAATGATCCTACTGCTTGTTGTTTTCCATAATCTCTTTGATTTCTTGCTTTAATCATTCCTGCGTAAGCTCTACTTGAAACATTGAAGTCATCTGTAAATTGATCAAACGCAAAAGTTTTTGCCGTGTCAGCCATTACATCAACAGGAGTGCCTTTTAATGGATCTACACCAGCTGATCCGTATAATGCTAACTGTGTTCCAACTGCTCTTCTCATTTTTCTTTTTCTGTCAGCCGCTCTCAACATTGAAGCCTGTTTCATACTTTCAACTTCATACTCAGTTAAACTTGCTTGTTGGTTTGCAAGTGCCATTTGTTGTGCCATCATTGCACCTGTGCTGGCCATTGCAATAAATGGTGATGCAATACTAACTGCTGTCAACACTGGTTGAAGTGTGCTGTAGATACTAGAAAGTGATCCTAACAATGTGCTTGTTGAAGCCGCTGTAGTTGCCGCTGTAGTAGCCGCCGCCGCACTAGTGATAGCCGCACCTTGTGCCGCCGCTCCTGCCGCCGCCGCTGTTGTTCCTGCTGTTGTGGCTCCTACTGCCGCTGGTGCTAAAAATGCCATTAATATACTCCTAGTTTGTCACCTGTTAATAAAGTTTTGTTTTCTGCAGATGTGTCTTGTGTAAGGTCAGTGCCCAATGGCGTACCTCTTTTTGTAACTAGACTTTTTCTACCACTTCTTCTTTTCATCATATTCTGATCAGAAACAGTTGATCCAATTGCACTTGAACCTTGTCCTGCTTTACCTATTGCATACTTTCTTGGTCCTTTTTTACTTGAACTTGCCGTAGGCTGTGGTTTTGGTTTTGGTACTACTGGTGCTGGTCCTGGTGCTGGTCTTCCGCCCATATTAACTCTCCAATGTTAGTGGAACTTTGTACTCTACCGTTGCTCCAAGTATTGTTGCTGGTAGAGGATCTTTTATATTTGCTGTCACAGTAAGGTCAACGCCCGTTCCACTTAAGAAAACTAATTTTGTTCCACTAAAATTAGTAGGTGTTGCGTTTACTGTAGTGTTATTTAATGTCGTGAACTGGACATCATATCCGTCAAAAATTAATGACTGTGTGTTTTGTAAAACAATGTCAGCTCGCTTTTTGGTTATCTGCTCACCTCTCTGTGAGTATTGATTTTGTATTATCACTGTTGCTGGTAGCGTTTCAATGTTACTCTCATAATGTAAGCCAGCCGCAACATTTGTAAATGTACCTGATAGTGTTCCCACACCTGATCCATTCAATGTTATATTTGCGTGTACACTACCATCAGTCAAACATCTCACACTCTCATTTGATAAGTGATCAAGTGTTATGCTTGTCTGTGGTGTGCTTGTTTCAGCTAGATAGCTGTCAAAATAAAAATCTGTGTCTTCTAATTTTTCTAAATAAATTTGTGCTGTCGAGTCAACAGTTCTTTCAACTAAAACATATAGAGCGTTGTCAACTTCCACACATCTTTTAAAATTACCATCTGTTGTAAATCTTGACCATCCAAGCACATCTTTTTCAACATTGATTGCCATGCAACATAATTCACCATTACCATTTACAACAAAAACATAGTTTGAGTTTGTGCTTCCAAAACTTCTAACTGCACATAAGTCAATTGGATCTTGTAAGATATGGTGTGATATCAGCGTGTAGTTTTTTGCTTGATAACCATCTGTGTTGTAGTTGTATGCAAAAGCACGTAGCTCTGTGTTGTTTGATAAAAACATAGCTTCAGTGTCTACTATTGCAGGCTTGTGGCCATTTGCTGTGATACCATAGTTTGTTTGTCTATTGATTGAAACTGATGTTGGCGTAACAGGAGATCCTTCCATCAACCATTCACCTGAACTTGCAAAAACATACAACTGCTGGGTTGACACTAGATGATATATTATTGAAACTTCATCACTAGCAATAGTAAAACTAAAACCAGCGTCATCTGTTACCTGACCTTGTATATGTTCTTCTGTTGTTATGGTTGAGTTACCACCTGTTGTTGTTGTAGTTTTTTCTAGTTCAACAATTTTAGTTGTGGGTTTGAAATTGAAAAAAGATCCTGATTGTGATCCAAATATTGTTTGTGGATTGTCTCTGCTACCACCAAACACTAATCTGTTTTGATGAAAACTGATTGATCTTGGCCAACCACCACCATATGTTGAACTTAAATTACTAAATGCATCAACTTCCCAAGCATCATTTTCTACATCGTCATCATTTACAAGTTCTTCTTGTACTGTTGCATATGCAGTTGTGCCGTTGTTTACTTGATGTATTTTTAACAAGCCACCATTTAGACTCACGTGTTGATTTACGTGTCCATCTGGCCAACTTGCATTAGTCCAAGCATATGAACCACCTGATATGTCTAGTTGCACATTTGCACCAAAAGCCACATTACCTTGACCTGCTTGTGCGTGTCCACTTCCATAGTTGTTGACTGCTGTTACAGTTATGCCTGAATCAAAACTGTGATTTACAAGTGGTACAAAATCAAAACCCAAAGTTGATGATGTCCAACTTGTGTGGCTGTTACCTCTAACAATTTTTACTGGATGCATATCTTTGTGTACAATGATCAAAGTGTCTAGCGTTTGTGCATATCTCAATTCATCGATTGTGCTTGATGTCCATGGACAAACATTTGAACTTACACCGTTTGTGATTGTAGTTTGATATAGATCGCTTTTGTATACGTGGAACTTACCTGGTTCAAAAATTAAAACATATTCTTGTTCGTTACCAAAGTTGAAAGGTATAAGTCTTGCACTTGAATCAAAACCGTTGTCACCCGCTCCTGTTGTTTCTGGATGGTCATCTATAAATTTAAAACCTGGTCTTCTTTTCAAACCACCTTGTGGTAGTATAAAAAAGTTTTCGCAAGTTCTTAAACCAGCTTTGTAGATGTTTGTGTCGGCCCTTGCTTCCATAAATGGACCAACTTCTCCTTTTGTAAAAAGGAACTGTGTTTGTTTGAGTACACTCACTTGTTATCCCCTTCTAACTACAAATGAACCTTGATGTGCCGCTATCAAGCTACCTGGTCCAACAATACTTTGTGGTGGATTCTCCTGTCCGTCTGCTACTCTGGCTCTTCTCAACTTGTCTAAAAATTCTTTGTACAATCTTTCTTGTGTAGAACCTTGACCTGTTAGTGCTTCCGCACATTCAAAAGCCAATTTTGTAACTAAACACTCTGTAAAAAATGATGGAAATGCAGATTCTGTCTGTAGTTCTATGTATTGTAATTTTGCTGAACCAAATGTTGTATAAATTTTGTTGTTTTCCACGCTGTAGTTTGTGTAATAGTTACCGTCTTTGTCAAAAACACCTAGTATCCTTAATGTGTTTGCAGGTAGACTGTACACGTGAGTGTAGTTTGGGTCAGTTATTGTTTGATTGAGTTGCGATAGTGCTGTTTTAACTGTGGCAAAATTCCATTGTGCGTAGTTAAACAGTGATTCTTTGCAAGTGTCATAGATGTTTGACACCACTTGCGCCTCTCTTGTGTTGGCTGTGAAGTCTGTTACTGGGCTACCACCAATTCTTAACATGGCCTGTGTAGCAATTTTCTCTTTTGTCATTGTCATATGCTGGATCCTTGCAAGTATTTATTAAAAAAAAAGGGCGACCAGTTGAATGACCGCCCTTTCACTATAGTCTAAATTGATTACTCAGTTACATCAACTTGAACTAGACCGTCAGTGTCGATCACCGCACAACCTTGTGTGAACTCAGCTGTAACTAGGTGCGCCACTTTTTGTGGTACGTAGTCAAATCTTGATGAAATGTCTTTACCAATTGCACAGCCAATGCTGTTCATGTCATAGGCATAACAAGCTCTAACACCTGCAGTTAATGTTAATGCGTTTGAAACGATAACATTGAAACCCATGATGTTTGGAATGAATCCAGTTTGTAAACCTTGATTTGCAACAAAGTCAGATGATACTAGATCTGTTTGACCTAATAAGTCTGTAAGTGCTTTTGGAGAGATTACTAAGAATCTTTGACCATTTGGTACGTCTTTCAAGTTTAACGCTTCAGCTGTTTCAACAAGTTTGTCTTTAACTAAACCTGATGAAGCTGTCACAGTTGAACCTGGAGTCGCCGCGTCTAATACTCCAACGATCTCGTTGTCATATGCTCTGTTAAGAGCCGCCGCGATAGCACCTTGGTATGATTTTCTGTAATCATC